GGCGAGGAACTTTTCTGATGGATAGACTGCATTGCCTAATAAGTCAACTCTGCCGTAGTTTGAACGTAGGGATGAGTCGTGGAAGTTGGTATGTTTGGACGAGCGGACTACCTCCTCAAGGTATTTCTTGCGGAGAAAGAAGATGTTCTTTGCTGGCGGTGTGGTAGTTGGCATGGTATATAATTAATCCTACTGTTCGTCGTTAGAATTCTGGGCTGTAGATGCTAGTGCTGCTCTCATCGCATCGCGCGAGGAGGTAGAAAAGGCACTAGAGGGTTGGACTCCTCCACGAAGGAAAGAACCCAAGTTTTCATGATTTTCTTGAGCATCGCCGTCGGGCATGTCTCTCCCGTAGTCGGTTTCTCGATCTACGTGACGCCTAGCGGTGGTGGAGACGCAATCATTCCATTGTTCATAGGCAACTCCAGCATCTGTGCTCCCTCCTCCAAAGCTCGTCCACTTTGTTCTAAGAGAAGTCTTCCATGAGTTTCCTTGTCCCGTAAAGTCTAATACACTTGTGACGTCTACGACGCGATACATCCCTCCAAGTCCTAGCGAACGGGCTTTGCTGCCAGCCTCTTCCGTGAATCCTAAATCCAAAGGATTCGGCTCTAGAAAAAGAAGAGATCCAGGTAGAAACATGACTGTTCCCAATACTTCGAAAGTCGCATTGTATTTCTCCCTAAGATGGATATTGGCACCCATAGGCTCTCTGTCTGAAAAAAGTCTCGCTTCTGCGAATGCTGGTATGTCTTCTCTCTCAAAACTAATTCGCTTTAGGATTCCTTTGCTAGTTTCTCCAAAAACAAGCCTCATTGTGTCCTCTTGAAGCTCATTATTATTATCTACCTGAGTTATCGTTGTAATCGAAAATCCTTTATTTGGTAAATTCTCGATATTTTCAGCTTCTTCTATTCTGAAGTTTTGATGTTTCACCTGTGTCCAATCAGTTGGGTATATCTTTTCCTTAACCGACGGCGGGACTTTGAAATTATTGACGATGAATTTTGGCGTATCGTGTGGCACTGATCCGTCGCCATATTCATAAGGTATGTTCCGAAACACCTCTGTCTCTAAGAATCTAGCAAGTGCTGTAATGAAATCTCGGATAGATAGGCTCGCCTTTGGTGAAGATACATAATTTCTTATCCACCATGAGCGGAATATATCTAACGCTATTGGTATATCTGCGATAGTGGCTTTAACTATCCTGTTGGGATCAAGAGGATCTTTATAACTAATGTTTCCGAGCGCAAATCCTCCAAATAGTTTTACTATATCTTCTGCTGCTTCTTTATTTGGAGATTCACCAGAGGTGAGTGGAGTGTTTGGGTTCCACGTAAATGTTGATTTGAATTTTTGCGAGCCTGCTAAAAACTGATCCACTCTTGAAATACCTCCTAAAATGAACCCAAGAGGTGCCAGCGACCAGTGCTGATTTTGTCCTGTACCTCGCCTCCAACTTTTTGAACCAGAAGTGATTGAAATGGTTGATTCCTCTGACACTGCCAATATCTCTAGCGCTGCTTCGATTATATCTCCAAAGAAAATGAACGTATCTTGATGGTATCCCTCTGCCGCATCTAATCTAGATAATACCAACTCATTTCCATAACCTTCCTCTCCTGCGCCTGCGGCTGCCAAATCATTATAAGAAAGGAGAGTGGCTTGCGCCTCTCCAGCGGTGGCTTCGGGACCGCCCGTAGCGAGAAGGAAGGATTCTAATGAAGAGTAGTTAATGTCGGCATGATACTTACGTGGCTTGCCTTCCGTGACTTGAGGGGTATATCTGAAGATTCTTCTATATATTCTAGATTGCTCGCTTGCGTTGCTGCGACTGTCTCTGTTTGACAAATAGAGTTGATTCAAGAGTTGCGCTCTTAGTCTCGCCTTTGCTTCGAGTATTTGTTGGCTTTCATATTCTATGCGTTCATCTAAATCTTCTAAACAATCAACAATAGCCTGTTCGTGGGCTCGCTGCCTAACGGCTCTATATTCAGGCATGTCTCTATATATTCCTGTCGCTTCATTGCCAAAAAGTTGAGCGTAGCGAATATTTTTGGCTTCACTGCGTAAATTTCGGATTTGCGCCCTTCTTACCTCTATGAATCTCTCCGTTTCCATATTGGAAAATATATCCGCCACTGGAGTTAACTGTATGGCATTGCCAGTGGCGATAAAATCGACGGTTAGATCAACGCCTTCGTATCCCCTAAAATCGAATTGATGCTTTTTTAAACTGAGACTGAATGTCTCTTTTTGTGACTTGATTACATCTCTCCACAAGTTCCACTCTTCTTGCCCAAGAGACGGAGGTGGAGCGTCACCAGGATCGATATATCCTACCTCGACTTTTATTCTGCAATCAACTTCCGAAGTAATAAGTTCGGTGCCCTCTTCCAAGCTTCCGCCTGGATTTATCTTTATTATGTCTATCCATCCTACGCCAGCCTGCAACGAACCTAACTCGGTTCTAAGAGTTTCGATTGTCTCCAAGTGCTGTTCAGCTAGAACTTCGGGAGTGGAAGTGTCTAAAATCTCACCTTCATAATGTTGGATTCTTTCAATAATCGCTTGTTCCACATCATAAGAATCCAACACGGTTCTTGTCATAAACGAGCTAATGTCTTTTGCGAATAGCTTAACGCTGAACTTTATATTTGTATCTATCTCTGCTGGATTTCCGCCAAGTCGCGTAAACTCCGCTTCTTGAATGACGGGGTATTCAACTAATTCATTGTCAAGTCCTTGTGAGCTTCGAGTCTGATCATATAAATCCGAAGGGATTCTGCCCTGTATCAATTCAAAAGCATATTCTTTTCCATCTACGACGAAAACTTTATACATCTTTATCATTGGAGTTAATCTTGTCAAACAGGCATCAGGAAGCTCTGAAAACTTTTTAAGTGTCTCTGGAATCAGTTTGGACACCAAATCTTTGTTTTCGTTAAAATATTGCTTTCTTACTACAATTGGAGGGAGAGTGTCGTATATTGGATTGCCCGAGGAGCCGTTCACCCTAAACAAAGAGTATATCCTTTCCTGTTCGGACAACAGATACGCCTGAGTTATCTTTATGTCTTCAATATCCGACATTATAAATATCCTAAATACTTTTCAAGAGGCAAAGGTATTACTATCGTGTCTCCTAGTTTTACATGTCCCTCTGTTGGTTTGTTATTATAAAGGGCTATCGCCCACCAGTAATGAGGGCGTCCATAGTATTGCTCTGCTAATTTATAATACCTATCTCCAGTCTTCCAAACATGGCTTACTCCGCCTATCGTGCGTCTCTGCTCAGGCGTCAATGAAACTATTCTCGGAGTAGACATCTGTTCAACTTGTCTTACTCCTTTGCGATAAAAGACGTCCTCATAGCTCTTATTTTTATTGACGAATGTAAATCTTCTTGTAAATCTTTTTGCATTTGTTGGCATTGGTATTCTCTATCCTTATTGATAAATAGTTGCTATTTAGCTTTATCGTTATTTGACCTCTGGGACGAGTTCGACGCTCTCCCAAACCTCTATAACATCAGCGTCAGCCGTGAGGATGTCAATAGAAGCATCTCGGCGAGCTTCTTGGAGTTCGGTTGAAGATCGCAAATCATGTCGGTTTAGAAATTCTTGCCCTTCTGGATCAAGAATATGTCTTTCGTTTGTTAGTATAACAGGTGGATTGTAAAATTGCACCTCGTTGGCTGACATGTATCTCTGAACGTCGATTTTGCCTGTTCCGTGAGGCCAGTCCCTGTTTCTATTCTCTGCCCAGCGCAGTGGAGATCCTTTTCTCAACACTCCTCCAAAGCCTAAAAGCACATCGTGGACAACGGTTAGTCCCATCTCTACCTTTACCGCTCTAGGCAATACTACACCAGACGTACCGTGCGTCACATCGGTATCGTCTCCTGCGGAATAGTCAAAGACTCCTGCATCCATATCTGTAGAGAAGACAAAACTGTTGATGAATGCTCTTTCGTCTCGTATCAGTCCTCCGAAGTCAACGATAAACTCTCTTCTTCCTGCAAACACAGTAGCAGTTCCGCCATTAGCAGTTCCGCCATTACCAGTGAGCGGAACGGATTTATATCTTCCGTACACTGTTCTCGCAAGATCTTGACAAACAGAGAGGTTGCTTCTTGATTCTGCAACAGTGAGTGCAGCAAGAGTGAACACGATAGTTATCTCTCTTTGTGTTCCGCCATAGTTGTGCATTGGGTTTATGCGTCCGTGCGATAAGTCTTCGGCGCTCCATCGTGAGTTGAATGTCTCATTGAATGCTTCTGGAATCATAAAGAAGTCTAGATTTATTAGAGTGGACTCTTCATCAGAGCTTGCGTGTGGAATCTCAACTATCTGGAGGGGTGGATAGAGCGCTTCGCCTACTATTCCGAGAGACACGTTTACGACTGGTGGCGGCTCTACAGATGGCTCTGGAGCGGGTATTATTGCAGCGGATATTATTGCCGAGCCTCGGTAATGTTCTCCGAAGTCTTCACTGGAATCTCCTTCTTGAACATAATCTTCTTCATTGGACGAAATTCGTCTGCCGTCCATTCCCATTCCTCTCGCATCGATGCTAGCCATAACTCATTACCCTCCGTATGATGGATAATTTGTAGGGAGTGGGCTGATTGCTTCAGCGTCTCCTCTCTCAATGACTACTTTGGCGTCAATACTTATCTCTAAACTCTGTGGATATATCTCTTTTCCAGAACGGTTTAGTTCTATGACGCCTTCGGTATCTGTCAATGCTCCTTCATCGAAATTGAATGAATAGTCAAGCGATTCAATGATGCAAGTAACGCCTTCACCGCTTCGAGATCCTTCCAGCAAATTCATCAAATGAACATTTATAAACGGCTTTCCTACAAAGTATCCGTCATTGTCCAAAGTTGGATACAGCATCTGGATTAAGAGGTTTACACATTGTCTATTATATCTTGCCTCTTGTAGCGAGGCATTCACAATCGTCAAGACGAATGAAATCTTCCTATCCGCCTTCGTTAGAGTCACAATAGGATCATGCATGTTTGCGCCATGAGTCTGTCCGAAAGTTGGCTTATGTGTATCTGCGAAGTTTGATATTATGGCTGGGAACTCTACTGTGTGTCCAGTTGGTTCGTGAACAAATCTTACGACATATCCTTGACTGTCTGCCCAGCCTGCGGTGGATATTGCCGCATCTTCTCCACTATAAGGTGCCATATAAGCTCTGTCTGTCATGTTCTAATATCTATTGGTCTTGAGCCAACGCCTCCAGTTGATTTTTGAAGTTCTTCGCGGAAAGATCGTTGAGATATCACTGGTTGCACAGTCTGGCTGATTTCTATTGGGCGTTCGCTCATTTCTTTTATGGCACCCTTAAGCGAAGCAATAGACGCTGCTACCGCTGCGGTTGAGCCCTGTCCAGCGACACTTCTACCAGTTGCTTGAGAGGCAAGAGTTGTCATGGTAGTATTGTTGATAACCTTTGAGCCCTGTGGTGGATGGATGAATTCAGGACCATTTCTGCCAACAATACCTCCCATCTTTCCGTCTGGTGAAATAAATCCTTCTGGACCTCTTTCACCAACCCATGCGCCGTATTCTTGGGCTCTTTTACTTGTCGCATTGGTTCCCTTGTAATATCCTTCAGGTTTGCCACTGTTTATCGCTGCCTTGCCAGCCGTCCACAATAGTCCAAACGTGGCGAGTCCTGCGGCGAATGCTAGTGGATTCGCCATGGCTTTTGCAAGTCCTGCCATTTTCGCCATCCACGAGAACGCTTTCCCCACCGTCATGATAGCTCCTGCGAAAGTTATTAAAGCCGTTGCTACGAACATACCTTGGAAAATATCAGCAAGCCAGCCTGCCTCTTCTCTAGCGAATGTAATAAGTTTATTGAGCCCTTGGAATGTCCAGACAAGGAAATCCATAAGCGGTGTAACAGTGATGGCGAAGCCTTGAGCCAGTATTGTCAACTCTTGCCATAAGTCTCGTCCTGCTGCCATTGATTTTTCTAATGACTCCGCTCTTTCCATTTCTTGCTTTGTCTGTGCTTTTGCATTCATAAGGTTGCTCAGAGTAGCGACATCCATGTCTGCTGCGTTTGCGATAGCCTTTCTTTGAAAATAATCCATCGATTCCCAAGCTATCCCAGAGGCGTTGAGAGTATCTGTAAGATAATTTGTCAACGAATCGCCGCCTTGACGAACAGATTCAAGGAACCCCATTGTACTGAATGACTGGGTGCCAAGGACGGCGTTCAAGTTTCCTGCCGCTGTTGCTGCTGAATCGAACGTATCATATCTGTCCGTCATATCCATGAGTTCGCCGATTTCCAACCCTGTTCTTTGAGCCGCTTTTTGCAATTCTCCGAACATTCGTGTGGCATCGCCGCCGTATGCCGCCAATTTTGGCAATGCTTGATTCAGTTCAGATATCACTTGTCCGACATCTTTTCCAAGAGTCTGCGCTAACTCCATTGCCTCTGTTTGCATTGCTGTTGCAGCCGCAGTTGACATACCCAATGTTGTCGTCATTGTCTGGAGAGTTCCTGCGAAGTCTGCTCCAGAGACGCCCACTTTGGCGAACTGCGCTCCAAGTTCTCCGAGTCTCGTTCTTTCAGATTCTGCCATGACGCCAAAGCCTGAAAGTGTAGACTGTAGGGCTCCGTATGATTCTCCCATTTCTGCTGTAGATATTCCATTTGCTCTGTTCGCAAGCTGGAGGGAGACTAACTCGGCATCGTATGCTCCTGCTGCGCCAGATGAGGCGTTGAACGCGGCAGTGGCGACATCGTTGGCTATGGCTAATCCAAGCGTTGCTTGCTGGATTGTTGACACTATAGATGCTATCGGGTTTATGTTATCTGCATATTTCTTGATTTTGTCGGTAAGGTTTTGTTTGCTCTTTGCCTGCTGATCTTCTGCTATGGCGAGATCGGCTTCGGCTTTGGCTCGTTGTTCAGTGCTGAGAGTCTGATCGGTGGTTTGCTTTTTTAATCTCTCTATTTCCTTGTCTAGCTTTTTGGCTGCTTTCCCCATATTTAACCACGAACCAATGAGAGTCTCATTGCCCGTTGTCATGCCAGTCATTGTTCTTATTGTGTTCTCAAGGTTTGTCGTATATGCGTCTTGAGTTGCATTAAGTTCGTCGAGAGCTTTTTTCTGCTCTTCGATGCTTTCTCTTGTGGACTTAATGCCATCCCGCAAGGCGATAAAATCGGCGGTGATTTCCGTGAATTCGTAGCCGCCAGTAGAGAGTTTGTTCTGAAGCTCGGCGAGTGCGCTCGAAAACTCTTCTATCTCTTCAGCGGAGAGAGATTTCTTTAGATTTTTTAGTAATTCTTGTACTTCTTCGGGTTTCAGTGCCACTCTTAGTTACCCCCTATTTGAATGGCCAAACGATGCCAGTATCTGATTCAAAGTTCTTGATTGCTCTGTCGAGTTGGGCTTTTGACTTGTTTGTACCTGGCTTATCAAGTCCGTACTTCTTCATTGCTTTCATATATTTCGCCTCGTGTCCAAGTGCTTTCTGAAAGGAAGAGATTTGCTTTTTGGTGCCTGTTACATTCACGGGCATTGCCCTACCGCCGAACATGCCTCTCATTAGCATTTCTATTGCTCCACCAAACATAGCAAGAAGGCTCTCGTCTAGAATCCCTTCTGCTTTGGCATTTAGGTTGATTTCGAGTGGAACCAAATCATTATCTTTATTCATTCTATGTCCTCCGCATAAAGTCGTTGCTTTATAAATAGTCTCTTACAAAAAGAAAACGGGCAATAATGCCCGCTCTCTATTATCATTTTTTGTTCTGTGCCTTCTTCATTGCTTCGTTCTCATCCTCGAACTGCTTTGATAGGCGTCGGACGAACCAGTTCCTTAGTTGCACTGGAAGGTTGTATGCTTCGATGAAGCTCCAGCTTCCGTGATGCTTTAGATAGAAGAACTGCTCGTAGACGCTTTCCATATAATCATCGTTTAGGCCAAAAAAACTCCGCAGTAAACGGCACCTCCATGTCAGCAACTGCACCGCAGGATAAACATTCGCAAGATTGAGTCATGTTGACGTTTGGCGTAACAACTTGTACGCAAGCTCTGATGTGTCGTGCATCTTGTGCTGGCATATTATCAACGAAGTTATTGACTTCTGCCCTGTCTGTCACACCATTGACAGATACTAACAAGGTTTTTAGTAAGTCAGTTGACGAAGAGTCTGCCAGTTTATGCTTCGATTTCTTAGCGGAGGCTTGCATAACATCTTTCTCATCTTGAGAAGTGAAGAGTCGGAACTCAGCGGTATATCCCGTTCTTGGTAGAACTGCTGTGAAAGTTCCGTTGTCAGTTACCGCTACGCCACTTGCGCTATTTTCATCAGGCTTGATGCCTTCTTTATTTTCGAACGCAGTCAAATCGAAAGTGTGCTGTTGTGAGGCACCACATGATTGACAAGACACTTGCACTAAATAGTCTGCGCCGTAGCCTGAGACTCTTGCTGCAAGTAGGAGAGCGTTTTTGTCTCCGATTAACAAGTCGTCAGGATTGATATTCTTATCGACGATAAGGTTGGATACAAGCCTTTCTATTGCGAGCCCGTTCTTGAGTAGCGCCTGAGAGGTTAGAATGTCCTCGTCTTTGGCTGTCATAAAACGGAGTTCAACAGTCTCTTGATTATGAAGCGGGTGATCCGCTGAATAGAACTGTCCTCGGGAAGGAAGTTCTACGAACTCTGTAGGCGTCACGTAGGACAACCCTGTGGTTTGAGTTGGAGCAGCTTTGGCTGCTTGTGCTGGCGCAGGGGAAGATGACTTCGTGCGTCCTTTATTTCTCGACATTTACACCTCTAATGTATTTGTTTGTATTATGTCTTTATAGCATAACACACTTGAATGAATGTTTCAAGCGTTATCGCTGGTTCGGGCTATAGTTTGCCCAGTCGTATTGAAGAGTTACAGATATTTCCATCAAATCCTCAGAATCATATGATTGTTGTCCGAAGTTTGCTTCCGTGATGAATGGATTATTTAGCGTCCATTCTCCAAGAACATCTCCGTCTCCGCCTATTTCTTGTATTGTTATTCTTCCAGTGGCAGTTGTTGCTGAAGCTTTAGTAATACTTTCCTGTGTTAGTTGTGTTTCGCCTTCCAACGGCACAATATATCCAATGTTAGAAAGATAATTGTAGAGCGCCCTTGAACCGTTTGGGTCCATAGCATCAACGAGCGTAAGGGTAATAGAATTCCACTCTACTCTACCTGGATAATGGAAAGTATGGTTGAAAAATTTGTGAGGAGTGGAGGTTACAGTGTACGATGGCTTGTCAATAGACTTTGCCATATATGATAAGTTTTGTCCGTCAATTGTAATCTGAACCAAGAATCTAAATCCTCTTTTTGGTAAAGAACTGTTGTCTGCCCACCAGTTTGCGTTTGCCATTATTTATTTCTCCTGTTGGTATAAATAGTCATTAGTTTAGTTTAGTCCTCGAATCCTGCGCCTGTGCTTGAAATAACAAAGTCAAGGGCGATAAACTCAATTGAGCGTGCTGGTTTGAGGAATATCTTGGCATACATGACATTTCTATCAACCAAGTCTGCGGTTGTTGTGCTTTCGTCAAGAACAATCTTGAAGTCTGAAAGTCCAAGCCTTGCTTGAACGCTTTTCAAGAATGGATCTGCTTTCGACAAGAACCTGTTCCATGTTGCTGGAACATTCTGATCGAAGAGGACAGTTGCTGCCATGCGTGAGATTTCTTTTTTCACGTAAATCATTAGACGGCGAACGTTGATTCTATCGAGAGCGGAAGGAGTCACTTGAAGTGTCTTCTGTCCGAAGATTACGATTCCCTCTGATGGGAATGAAGCAATCGGGTTAATGTTTGCTTCATATAGGCTATCCCTGTCCTTAGAAGTCAATCTCTCACGAGTCTGAATAACTCCAATTCCTGCGGAACCTTCTGTCAATCCACCTCTGGTGAATCCAGCAGGAGCAAACCATAGTTCGCTCTTGCGCTGTGAGCTTGAGAATGTTCCAAGAGCAACGATTGAAGGCGGTGCCCAAAGTAGACTATTGGTTATAGAGTCGTTGATTTGGACCCAAGGGTAGTATGCGCATCCGTAAGATGAGTTCAGCCCTCTGGCTGTCAAATTAGTGATTGCAGTTGAAACACTTCCGACTCTATCTGCGATTGAGTCAGTGCTTTCGGCGCTTGTTCTGTAGCCAGAATCCAAGTCGATGACTGCAAGAGCATCTCCACGAGCCTCGCATACTTCCATCATGTGGGAAGTGAGTCCTGCGTGTAAATACCTGGCATAGTCATTAGGTTGTATTCTACTACTTCTGGATCAGCTACGGTGTCGATTGCTCGTTTCGCTGAGTAGTAAGCGTATTTTGTAGAATCGGTTCCGTCTGCGAGAGCGCGAGTATAGTTGAATGGATCTTTCTCAGTGATGTCCAATCCGTCGTATCCGCCGTGAAGCGGGACGGTGAAACGATTGTATCCCTTATTGAGAACTCCTGTATATGAACTGCTAGTCCATGAAGTTCCCGCTGCTCGTGAGCCAGATACCCAAACACCCAATGCAGTTGAAGTCGCTGACGATCCTGATATATCATCAAGCGAGAATACATATGAATATTCAGTTGAATCTGAAGTTGAGAACGAATCTACGATAGGTGGCAACATACGAACAACGTCTGAATAGCTTGTTTCGTGGCGATTGTTGCTATTCTGAGTCGTGTCGATTCCGAAATAAGCGTCCTTTGGATTTGAAAGTCCGCCATCGGATGCGCTCACCCTTAGTGGGATTGCTGGATAGTATGCACTTCCTGTGAATGCCAAACCTCCACAATCAATAAAGTTTGCTGACTGTGTTAGAGGAATCCCACCGCCTCCCTGTACCCAAGAGTTTGTTGGGCCTGTGGTGAGCGAGCTTGAGTTATATGTCCACTGTTTCATGCGGACTGGACCTAGTGAACCGAACGGAAGGTGCTCTGGATCTCCATCGCCGCTATCAACTGTAGGGTTCATTTCTACTCGGACAAACTTAGAGGCGTTTAAGAAGTTTCCATAAACGCGATGTCTACGTTCGACATCATCCCAAGTAACATATTGATCTCCGATTGCTCGTCCAATGTAGTTATTTGAATCGGGATTCAAGTTTACTGAACTATATCTTTCAAGAACAATTGGTGCATTGTCATTATCTCTTGCGTCTCTTATAAGAACACTGAATGAGCCGTGTGGCGTGCTAAGGTTTGTAGATGCCTTAATGTCTACGATTGAGATTTTAAGCTTCTTTTGCTCGTCTTCGCCTGCGTCAAGGGTGTGAAACTTAAATAGTTTCGTCATGTCCTCGCCTCGGTAGCCTGAATAGTCACCCATGTCCTGTGAGATAATCCAAGGAGTTTGCGCTGCTTGGAAGCCTCCACGGAAATCTGCGGCAGAGGCGGAGCCACTGTCTAGTCCCAATATAGTGCCGAAAGTGCCCGCAGTGCTTCCAACAACTTTTGCAAGATGTCCTTTATATGTCTGTCCAAGCCAATATGTCTCAACTCTATCTGTTTCAGTTATAGCCTCGTTAGTCAAAGATGGATTAGTGTTGAATACTTTTCGGATGTACTTTGAAGAAGCTGGATCGAAGTTGAAAGAAACTTCTTTTGATATTGTTGAGCCGCCTGCGCCAATAATGACTGCCTTGTATTCTCCGCCGTTATCTGCGTAAAGAGCAGCGGCTGATTGTGCGGTTCCTCCGCCTCTCAATGTTCCTGAAAGTTCGATAGAACCAGTAGTCAAATACCATACTGCGGCAAGAACACCGTCTGCTGACGTGGAGACTGACGCAGAAGTAAATACGAAAAGTCCGTATGCCCCACCGTTGGAAGACAAAGTAGGATCGTTCTCTTTTGCCGTATACCAACCTGCTTTTCCGTCAGCGTCATCAGCCAAACCAGTTTTCTCGGCTCCCAAGAGACGAACGACTGTTGCGGCGCTGGAGTTGCGGAGATATGCCTGTGCAGCATAGGAGGCATAAGTTGGGGTGGTATAGTTTCCGTCACGCCAGATGTCTCCACTTTGTCCACCTGCGATAGGGTTTCCGAAAACTTCGACGAACTCTGAAAATGAGTTTACTTTCACGGGGCGCATTGCTGGACCTCTCTCGGTGCGTCCGATAATGACTGGACCCATCTCCTCTCCGATTTTTGGCAACTGAGAGTTGTCAATCTCGTTGATGAAGATACCTGGTGAAATGAATTTGAATGATTTGACTGGCATTATGTGTTATCTCCTTGCAGCAATATGACATAATCTTCGAAATAAGTATTTATATTCGTATTATCGTAAGTAAATAGTTGATGAAAAGCCTAAACGCATAAATAAATAGAGACTACTCTCTATAAAATGGAACATTACCACTGAGGTGCATATTCTCGTTTATGTCTCCGAATATAACTCTTTCTCTCGGCATCTTTATTTCCACTGCATTCTCTCTTCGAACTATCTTTGGTTGCTCGGCGTTTTTACCTGCTCCAACAACATAGCCTACGACTCTAAATGTTAGGTTTGTCTTATATCCTCGCTCATCTTCTCCTAGAGAGGAGCCGTTGTTCTCTACTGCGTAATCAGAACCAACGAATACTTCGAACTGGTGTCCGTCTTTTTTAATGACAAAGTAGTTTGTACCGCCTGGTGCTGTCATGAACGGAGTTAGTATCTCGTTCATTTGCTGTTGATACTCTGTCTTGATTACTAATGTATAAGTTGCTTCAAGGTAAACTGGAATTGGCATTGTGAGAGTTTCATATACTACTTTCTTATTTTCTTTTCTCGGATATGTCGCCTGTCCGTTGCCGACATTGAGAACAACTCTTTTTGAGTCGGCGTTGGCAAAGTTGGCGGTTTTGTCTTGCTTTATTACCCTGCCGACGGTGAAAGAATAGCCTTTCGTGTCATCAAGGTGTGGGATGGGAGCCAATGCTGAATCTCTTCTTCCAATGTCTCTCGTCAATGTGGTTCTTTCAACTGTCATTAGTGGGTAGATGAGGACGCCGTTATTGTCTCTCAACTCTCTGTCGTGCTTTATCTGGTATGCTCTTTCAGCACCTGTCCAATAGAACGGCACTTTCTTCCAGCCCTTATTGGTGGTACAAGAGATGTCCAGCGTATCGTCGATATAGTCGAAGAGCGCCCTGTCGATAGTCTCGATGGTTGAGGGCTGGAACGGCACTTCTCCCAGTTTTACATCAGTTGGCATCGAATAGTCCCTCTCTGGATAGTGTACACATTGCTGTTATTTCGAACTTGTGGTCTATTTGTCCGAATAGTTCTCTTGGTTGCGAGAGTGTTGAGATTTCATAGTGTAGTCCTCCGTAGAGAACGAAGTCGCCTTCTCGAACGAATAAATCTTGATCTTCGGTTAGTCTGCGTTTGTGGAAGTTGACGGTTATCTTGCTTGACTTATCAAGTCCGCTTGCGTCGTCTGCTTTTGTCTGGATGCTTTCGAAAGCAACGAGGGCGTAGACACGGACTGGTGGGAGGAATGACTTCTCTATTGCCTCTCCGTAGATATCGTTGTATTGTGTTATGTTTCTGTCTATTGGGTAGTAGACTACTTGTTGTCCGACGACTCTTTCTATGAGTTCGTCGTTCACTTGTTTAACTAAGTTTCTTTCCTTCTCTCCGACAAATAATGGGGGAGGAGGTGCGGCTGGCTGGCTCCATTTGTTATCATCTGACATTGTTTATCCCTTATCCAACGAAGACACCTGGTGGAACTCTCTTAGTTACTGTTTCTACTGCGTCTGCTATAGATGCGTCACTCTCTGCAAGGGCTTGATAAGTCAACTGATCTAGAACCTCTTTTAGTTCTGTTCTCAATTTCTCTTGCGTTTCCCTACCCTCGGAGATAAGTGCGCTTCCGTTGAGCGTTACTGACTCACCTGGTATTGGGATAGTGGCGAACTTGGAGCGCGTCTGTCCAAGCGTCTCTTTACATAGGGCGAGAGTGAAGCGTCGTATCCATTGTTTACCGATGGAGTTTACATTTGCGTATGGTATGTTAGCAAACGGCAATGTGTTCATGTTGCTGATGCCGTCAACTCCTGATGCCGCCCCGTCAACGTTTGTCTCAGCCCAAGCGTTGCCTTGGATTCGGAAGTCAAACCAATAATGCGATGGAGTTACTGAACCTGGTGACACTGGTGATGGGAATATTTTCAGCCTGTTGTGATGCAGTTCAAACGAGTAATGAGAGTTTCTTGTGTAGATGGAGTCTTCGAACGCCATTGCCTGTGCTTTATTTTGCCAGACTGGTATAAGTTGGAAAGTTGAGTCGTCAGCGTACTGTCCGTAGTTCGAAAGATTTCCGACGGTGTTGAGTCCGCCGTAATATCCAAAGAAGCGCCACATGGCTTGTGGAGTCTTGTAGTACACCTTCTCGATGATTATCTTGCTACCGTCTATCAAGCCAGCATAAGGCACTGCATCTCCTGACGCAGGATCTACGTTGGTGGCGGCAGAAGATGACAGGATGGAGTATAAATCGTATTCCTGCTGATTCGCCACCCCTGCGAATGATGCTGAATATATGATAGAGTTCGCACCTATTCCTGCCTGTCCACCATATCCCTCTGTTAATCTCTGGATGTGGGCGAATGTTGTCTTAGGATACTTGAGTGCGACGTCGGTGTCACCTGTCTTTACTTCACCATCGTGATCGAATGTACCTGTCGTCATCCCCAATACGTCTGATAGGATATTTTTAGATTGATGCATATTGACGATGTAGGAGTATTCTAATACCGCTTCTTCGTAGGCGGCGTAGACACTGCCTGTCGTCAATTCAATATCCAAGATGTCACCACCGAGCTTTTGATAGGTGTATGCTACTTGGTCTGACGCTCCTGATAAGAAGTCTGTGGAACCTGAGTAGACACCGATGGGACAGTTTGCTGCGACGGATGCCGCAGAACCCGTTGAAGGAAGCACTATTGCGCTAACTGTTGAACCTGGTGTGAGTGTTGGTATTGCCATATTTTATATATCTCCTCTCCATAAATAGTCTGCAATATTGACTAACGCAAATAAAAAAAACGCCCCCGACTCAGTGAAGAGAAGGGGGCGAGTTTAATGTTACGAGTTATCTCTTAGAGATCACGAACGATAACGAGTCCATACATATCTGGACGAACCATCTTCTTACCGTAACGAGTCATCACGCCCTTGCGAGGCACGAAGTCTTCGGTTCCAAAGATAGTTGGAGTCACCTGAAGTGGGACATATGGGGAGTATACATATCCACTTTCGAGGAATGAACCACCCTTGCGTCCAACAAGGATAACGTTACGTGGGAAGTAAGGATCTACGTATACATCCCACTTCTTGCTGAGAGAACCAGTCTTGACTGCTCCGACAGTACCGCGATCAGCATCACCAGTGATGTCTGCACGGAAACCAGCGGTAAACTCAAGAACGTTGGCAACCTCTGGACCACATACGAGGAAGTTTGCACCACCTCGAAGAGTCTTACGATGGATTGTCGCAGAAACGTCGTTTACAGTCTCAACAAGAGTCTCGTACCACTCGGAAACAGTACCAGTGAAGTCAGGAGTAGCTGTATCTGCTCCAATCTCTGCACCAGTTGTACGGTTTACAAAGCGTCCAGCAGCACGACTCCAATACAATGTATTGGC